CTCATATGCTGCTGGCAGAAGATCCGCCCATGCCCGATTTTAGATCCATAGTAAATCCGAGTTCTGACCCTACTCAATTAGCAAAGTCTTATCTTTTTAGTGGGCCCACAAACGTTATGAACGAAGGCGGAGCTGTCCCAATGGGATACGGCAGATTAATGGTCGGATCCCAAGTTATTATGGCGTCTTATGACATTAGATATGTAAATGTAGACGAAGCAGGAAAAGTAATATAGCATGGCGTACAAATCATTAAATGACAAAACTGGAACAGAGCTAGCTGCGAACACTACGTCTTCAGCAGGAGGCGAACAGTTTTATAGCGTTTCGACGGGGTCCATTAATGCTGTAAACTATAATACATTTGGCGTGCAAGATATTGCGTTCGCTAATCATACGGGAATAGGAGTATTTGGAGGACGAGTAAACGGAGAGGATACTTACCTTACTTCTAGGTCGATGGTTAAAACGTTAGACTTATTAGGAGAGGGTGAAATAGGAGGATTAGTAAGCGGTGAGTATGTACCCAACGCGCCATCGAGTAATCCTGATGTAGCTGGACAATTAGGGTATCACAATGTTGACTTTAAAGCGTACTCTACCAATCCAGAAGCCTTCTTAAGATCGATATATCTAAACGATACCCCAGTAGTTAATGTAAATAATCAATATAATTTTCAAAATTTAGAAGTATCCTTTTTTAATGGGTCTCCCGAAGGACTAAGGACAGGCGATAATTTTTTAAATGTAGGACAGACAAATACTATAGAAAAAACAAGGACTATTAATGAAAGAATATATGGTCCCGACATAGGGGGGAATAATGAAAATCCGTGGTATTACCATTCTAAAGTCTATAGAATGCTAAACCCTCAAATAGAAAAAATAAGAGTAAATATTAAAATAGCTCAACTTTTTTATATAAAAACCGAAGCAGATTTTCCAGAAGGAACCTTTGACACAACAGTTGACGAAGATACTGGAGCAGTAAAAACGCCGACAGATGAAGCTATAGAAGATCTAGGTAGAGAATACACTACGATAGTGTCCTTCAAGTACAGGTATAGACCCATCTACTATGATCTTAATAATAATTTAGACACAAGCTCAAATTGGTATCCTAATAACCCCATCTCTTCTTCGATAGAAGGTATAGTTAAATCTGCCTATATACACAAATTAGAGATTGAGCCAGACGACACCCTTAAAAAAGATAATCTAGCGGGGTGGGAGGTAGAAATAACAAGAATTACGTTAGACTCTATTCAAAGTAACGTGGCAAGTGAAACCTATGTAGATTCGATAACAGAAATTAACGAAGACTCTGGATCTTACCCGAACTCGGCATTGGTCGCAATGAACTTTAATGCTGAATTTTTTAGTCAGGTACCAACTAGATCATTTGATACCCGCTTATTGAAGGTAAAAGTCCCCGGCGGTAACGGTTCATATGATCCAGTCAATAGGCAATATCAGTCAGACGACGATGGAGAGCTTGTCCCTTGGGATGGAACATTTCAAGATGAGAAACGCTGGACAGATAACCCCGCTTGGATATTTTATGATTTAATTACTAACAAAAGATATGGATTAGGAAAATATTTAGAAAATACGACAATTGACAAATGGACCCTGTACGAAATATCAAAATTCTGTGATGTACTCGTTCCCGATGGAGAAGGTGGGCTCGAGCCTAGGTTTACTTGTAATACTTTAATAAATACCAGAGAAGACGCTTACAAAGTTTTAAAAGACTTTGCCAGCTGCTTTAGGGCAATTCTTTATTATGGGCATGGAACAATTCATCCTGTACAAGACACGATTAAAGATACGATAGCTCAATTTACTAACGCTAATGTTTTAGACGGAGATTTTAATTATTCGTCTAGCACAAAGAGATCAAGGCCGACTGTGGCGTTAGTTAGATACAACGATAAAACTAATTTCTTTAAACCCGCGATTGAATATGTAGAGGATACAGAGGGCATAAGAAAGTATGGAATTATAGAGAAGGAGCTTACGGCTTTTGCGTGCACCAGCAGGTCACAAGCTATAAGACTTGGAAGGTGGATACTCGCTACAGAAGCCTCGCAAACAGAAATGATAAACTTTACTGTGGGAGCAGAGGGAATGCTCTTAAGGCCCGGGGATGTAGTTAAAGTTTGTGACGAAAATAGATCAACTAATAAATACGGCGGAAGAGTATTGGGATATGATTATCATCCCGACGGATATCATTCAAGCGGTATATTATTAGATAGGGTCCCTCACATAGAATCTAATAATAAATATACGCTAACGCTAACGACTCCGTCATATTTTTATGATACTTCTTTAGTATCTGGATTATCTCAGGCAGACATTTCTGGAATAAGAAAGTCTCACGTACAGTCATTTACTTTTGACGCAAATAATTCTAACATTCAATTCGGTAACGAAAAAGTAAAAGACACTATAACTGGAGATCAGAGTGGACTTTATATAGCTTATGGCGGAAATCCGGCTAATGGAGAATGGATGTTTGAAAGTTCCTCAAAATCCGGCATTCTTGTTGATGATGCTACATGGACTATCGTCGATGACGCTTACGCTACAAACCTATATACGACTATTTCAGTTAAAGAGGAAAGCAAATTTTCATATAAGGTAGAAGCTTTACTGCACGAGCCCAGAAAATATGATTACGTAGAGTCCGGAGTTCAATATTCTTTTATACCTACTCAGTATAACGTGACAGTTGCCCCTCCGGGACCAAACGAAGTAGTACTCGGGTTACAGGACTACGATTCGACCACAACGAATACGAAAAAAATTGTTATTACGGTTAAGCCTCCGGCAGACAAAGGGACAACTGTGGGCTATAGAATATATGTAAAAGAAGGGGCGACCTTTACCTCCTCAGATACCATTACTCCAGCGGTGTCTCAACCGAAACCCGAATTTTTAGCGGAAACTATATTCTTAAACGACAGGGTAGACGCCGAAGGGAATCCGTATACGTATTGGATTCCCCCTAGAAACAATAAGACTTATTATTTTAGAGTGTTTGCGGTTAATAGTAGCTCTACGCTGTCAACGGCTCATTTAGATCGAAGCAAAGAGGTGACAAATCACTTTCCAGTAAAAGACGTTAAAATACATTCATTAAGGCTTCAATCTGAAAGGGTACTTTTACAAACTACTGAAGATTCTGCGACAAAAACATTATATGGAACCGCTGACGAAAAAGATATATCGGTTCAATGGCAAGCTTCGTTCTTAAATGAAATATCCATAGACATACCAATAAAGTATAGGGTGACCATACATGAACCAAACTCTAACTCTTCTACCCCGTTAGGAGCTATAGAGAACGGAACTTTTGATACCGCCGAAACTAATTTTATATATAGTTTTACATTAAACGCGGGCACGACAGGAGGACCACGTAGACATTTTGATTTAGTCGTGGAAGCCGTGGATGAAGATGAAATAACGTCTTCAAACGGGTTCGCTAATAGCACTGGATGGGACATTATAGAATTGTTTAATCCGAGACCCACGGGGTACCATTTAACCCCCAGAAAAGACGGAGGGAGAAGGCCGGGAGATTACAAGTGCTGTAATAATACTTGTGAGGTTATACAAACTGAGCAGTTTATCGATTCTGATGGACTCGTTGTATTAAGGCTCCTGAATCGTACGCCGAGAGATTTGGCTGGAGGTTTTATGTATATCTCTAAGCATCCATTTTCTGGAGCGGATTTTGATAGTGCCGGAAAGCCTAAAACCTTATCGCAGAGGCCTAATATAGCAAGCTGTTTAACATCGGATGAAGCTTACAAAGTTGCAGAGTACGAAATATTAGAAATACCATTCGAAGCAGGAGGAGAAGTAGAATTGCCCTCGGAAATAGCGGTAAGTCCTCCCGCAGTCGCTGGAGGAGCGCCCTTTAGCTTTAACTATAGTGACGCTTATTACATGGCGGTTAAACTTTATGATAGTTTCGATCGTGAAATTAACAAAAGGGGCATTGATCCCGACTGGGACAAAGATCTTCATATAGGGTTTGCTAGAGATCACGAAGAAACAGCAGGCGATGGTAAATCTTTATCGGGAATATATAGTTTCAGCAGTAAATGTTCGGGATACTATGTCGGAGTTTATGATTACGGTGTCCCATCTTGTACAACGGGTACTTTTGCCTGCCCTATTTATCCAACAAAATATTTTAGCGCAAATGCCGCAAATGGATTTAGATATTGGATAAGGATGAACGTGAATGGCCAATGGGAAGGAAACGGCATAGAAAAAGTAAGGGTTCTAACCCACAAAGACGTTCAGACCCTTTATAACTATAACGGATTTTTTGAGTATAGTTGCACCATGAACGAAAGTGTCGCTGGACAAGGCGCCACATACATATACCCAAATCATCCCGACTCAATTACGCAATGTCGATTTAGGCAAGGACAACTTGTCGGAGGAGACATACACTATGTAGACGATATAGACGACGAAAATAGTCAGTCTGTTTATACTCTATACGGTCCCCTTCAGGGTGATCTCGAATATACCGTTACTGGAGGTACAGTTAGGCCGAGTACAGATTTTGATGTATTACCAAGAGCCGGTATACCTTACGGAAACTGGGGGGAAACATATACAACGCCTAATCAAAATGACCCAGACGGTGACGGAATAGTAGTTAACCCCGAAACGGACAAAATCGTGTCATTAAACGAAAGAGGGGTAGTCATAGAGAACAAGAGTAGGCCCCTGCTGGGCTTTAGAAGGTACAGGGTATACTTTGACCCTATGAATCTACCGGAGGCCCCGTTAGAGGGAAAATTATCCTCATACTCGGTAGTCGGCATGAATTCTTGGAACGGAGATTACGAATCTTGGCCGGGTACGGCGAATTGGCAAACTAGTTTATTATCAGCAAAAGATCAATATTCCGCTTTTCCAGTAACGGTTAGAAGCTGGATGAATAATGGAGACCTTTTCGAAAATGTACCGGGTATATGGAACCATCATCCAGCTGGATTCGGAGCAGGATTCGGGGGACTGATTAAGACTCAAAAATACTTTGATATACATATGGGTAGATTAATTGATGATAGTTATTTAAATGAAGGATTTTTTGGAGTAGTTGCTTCAAATGATTATTCTATATCAAGCTCTACGTCCCAAACGCCAGCTAATTTTGACCAGCAAACAGGGGTACATCACGCAACTTACTCAACCAATAGATACGTTACCTTATCCACCAACTTAGGGGGAGATGGAGAAGAAAAGTATCCATTTGATTAAAAATGAAATACGAATTTAACAGAATTTTATTAGTGATTATGGAAGACGGGGAAAGGTACGTCTATACAGTGCCCACTGAAAGGGATCCGCAAGAAACGTATGATCGAATAATAGCTGAGGGAGAAATAGACGGGACCAAAATAAAATCTAACTATTTTTTTCCGCAGACAATATATACTTCTTATGATTACCAAAACTTTTGGGACGAAGAAACTGAATCTATAGACCAAAAATCTATAGCAATAGACTTTAAGATAGGAGAATTCAGAAAACAAAGGACGTCTTTTTTTACTAAATTAGATCTAGAATTTATGAAATCCCTTGAAGAAGACTGTAAAGACTGTATTGCTCACGTGACAAAAATTAAGAACTTCTTTAGGGAAGCCCCAGATTTAATAGAAAAATATTGTGAGGAGAATCTCTCCCCAGAAGAAATAATAAAATTTAATGCTTTTAATAACATTTTTGATATTACTATAATATATGGAGGAAGTGGATACACGAAACCTCCGGTTGTAACGATAAGTCCACCAGATGAGGAGGAAACATCAGGCTTTCAAGCGAAAGCTGTAGCAACAATTAAAGACGGAAAAATATTAGATGTTATTATGTTACAAGTAGGAAGCGGGTATAAAAATATACCAAAGATTACTGTTTCTTCGCCCGATGAAGAAGACGGAGAGTACGCTATACTAACCGCACACGCACCAGAAAACGATATATTTACAATAAGGAGTACATAAAAGATATGCCACCAATAATGTTAAGAAAAAAATATGGATATACAATATCCGCCACAAAGGGGTCTAACAAAATCATTGCCTGCTCTAAGGCTGATTGGTCACCCGTAAAAACGGGAAGCTTTATTGTAGTCGGTAATGACGATCATTTTTATAAAATCGTCGACAAGAACCAGTTCTCATTTAGTAAAGAAGTTTTTGTATTACCGAGTAGCGATCAATTAAAAGTTAATGGCACAGATGTTAATTTATCTATAAATGATGCGATTTCTTTTACCAGTAATGAATATAAAATATCAGAAGTCTCCATAGAAGAAGGAGAAGGGGGATCGGGCTATAAGAAAGGGGACCTGCTAATTCCCAGCGGGGGAGTTTATAAATTTTATTCAATAGACGGAGTAGACAGAAAAGCAGAACTCGAAGTAACGAGCGTCGGCCCCGGTGGGGAGATTACTCATGTCAAAATAAAGTCTGGAGGGGCATACAGTATTCCCGTAGAAGAAAATTCTGATTTTACTGGAGGCTCTGGAGAAGGAGCAAAGCTGTCTTTTATTTCCTCACCGAAAGGAACGAAAATAATTGAAGAAAGAACTATTACAAACACGAAAGAGGAAGAGGGGTGTACAATTCTTTACTTGGATCATCCGATTCCTCCCAGAGTAAAAACCGGGACTATCACAGTTAAAAAATGGGAAATTTCCTTGGCCACTTCATACTCAGGGGAAACTAAAATTGATATAAACTATGAAATTTTAAAAGACTTTACCCCCAACCTAGAATTACCCTTAATCAGAGGAGACATTAATTCAGGCTATCTATTATACAATGAATCAATATCTATCCTAGATGAGAAAATAACTGAATTAGAAAATAGAATTAAAGAACTAGAGTCTTAAAAGATTTATAAGTTTCTTCTCATTGCCGAGAGATCGAACATTCCTCCCTGCCGTTTTTGCTCAACAAGAGTTTTAACTACTTGCTGTTTGATCATAATCGCTAGCCCCTTAGCCTTCTTGTCTGACATAGGTTCTGATCCAGAAGAAGTTACATCACTTGTTACTCCGCCCGTTTGATCCACATTCACATTAATAATAATATCATTTTTTATATCTCCCCCGCTTACTGGAGTAGCCGAAGCGTTCCTTTGGAAGCCTTCACCAAGTACAGGGCCGCCCTTGGCAAATCTGTGTACTTCTTGTTGTCCTCTATTAAGGTTGTGAAAGAAATCTACTCCATATTTATTTACTGCGTCTTTACTTATTACGTATTCTCCACCAGTTAACAGCGCGGGAATATTATCTTCCCCAATGGTACCGCCACCCGCCATTCTCTTGACCATGTTTCCTAATATAAAACCTCCCGTGGCGGCAACCTGTGTTCCTCCACCTCCGAAAACTGGATGGCTATTGCTTGGCCAGCCTCCCCGTATTGGTCTCTGCCGCCTTCCTCCTCTCATGCCTCCGGGCAAACGACCCCATCTTCCGCGCCTGCCTCCGCCGCCTTGCTTTCTACCGCCCGCGCCAAAATCACCGCTCATAATTCTTTGGAAGAAGTTTCTATCATCTTTACCTCCTCCCTTGCTTCCTACGCCCCACATGTCTTCTCCCATCATGTAACCCAACAATGATGCTCCCGCGGCAAAGTAAAGCAAATTTTTCATGCTCTTTTTTCTTTTGTCTCTTGCTTCCTGAACGTCTTCTCTCCATTGCTTTAACTCATCTTGTCTCGCTTTAAAGTAAGAGAATAGGGAGTCAACCTTTTTCATTCGTATCGCATTACGGGGATTATTTTGGTCAGTTAAAGCTCGACGGCTGAGTCTAGAATCTATACTATAATAACTGCCTCTAGTAGTCGGAAATTTGTCGCTATCATATACAAAAGCATTTCTTAAGGCGATATCCGCGTGAAAATCATCTCCTGTGTATTTAGACCGTAGTCCTTCTACGGGGTCAGCGAAAGCGTTTTCTTCCCATTGTCTTTTTAGCTTGGCTACCTCCGTGGGATCCATTCCCATTCCTCCGTGCGTGGTAGGTTCAGATAAGTGTCTCCAATAGTCTACTTTGTATTGTCTCTTTTCAAATAGTCCCGGATCAGGATCTGTGTGAGTGTATGTCGGCAATCCTCTGCCGCGTCTAATCGACTCCATATCATCAACAGCTACTCTTCTACCGTCTGGATAAACGACATACATGGGGTCATTACTTGCAGGGTTACCTTGAACTCTTCCCATTCCGTGGTAAGCTCTTCCTGATTCGCCTTGAAGATAACCACCTTGAGCCATGCGTTTGGGAACCCCATAAGCTCCACTATTAATTAAATCAAGTAAAGATAATCCATATTTTTTAGCAGACGCTTGTTTTATCACATACTCTCCCCTTTGTAAAAGCGCGGGTACGTCATCTCTTGTACCTGATCCCCCTTGCACCTCTCCTCCTCTAGCGTAACGCTTAAAGCCTCCCTCTGTAGCTAGCCCACCTTTGTTACCCATGATACCAGCTAAAGTATTGAAAAGAAAACGTTTGGTTGCTATATCTACAATTTGTGCTACGGCATGTTCCGCAAGATTTTGGAACATGTCGGAAAATGCTTCTTCTAAAGTTTTCGCTCCTAAAATTGCTTCTGTAAACGCTTTACTTGTCGCGCTCTGAAAGTCTTGAGACAATTTCCATACGCCCTCTTCTGCTTGAAGGGCCATTTCTTTGGAGCCGTATTTGTAGCTTTCAATTATATTATCCATCGTATCGCCGATGGTATATTTGTCTTCCTGTGCCGCGTTTGGATCGCCAAGGGCCCTTAGTCTTTCCTTCGTGCGTTGTCTCATCTTTCCTACTCTTTCCTGCTGGAAAAGCGTGGGGTCATTACTCATCAAGGAAATTTCTTTGTCTAATTTTCTAATACGCTCAGATAGATTTTCTCTTTGTATTTGTGCGTACTCTTCTATTATTTTTTTTCTTTCGGCAACTGCTTTTTCGTTGTCAATAGTCTCATCAAATATTTCTCCAAATTGAATTTCGTAATTTCTTATTCTAGCAGAATTTATTGCTCCCCTTGTCTTTAGCTTTTGTTCCATAGAGGCTGTGGGATCCCATTGTAGCCACATATTATCATAAAGCAAACCTGTAAATTCGTTATCAAAGGCATCCAATCGGGCATTCATAAACTTTGCCATGATCTGCCTAAACGCAATGCCTTCACTTACTCCCGTGCCTAACTCCATTCCCGGCCCCATGCCTCCAAGCCCGTGTATTTGATCTGGGGTCCAGAACGTCCCATCTTCTCCCTCGGGCCTTTCGAAGATTTTTCCTATACCGGGTTTAAACTTGTTCCCCGCTGCTTGTCCTAGTCGATCCTGCATCCATTTTGGCAGAAGTTTCATTATATCTTTATAATCCTGCTCCTGTATTCCTGCCCTTTGAAACATCATTTGAAGATTATCTTGATATCCCCCAAGCTCTAAAGACTCCATAGACTTTCTAGCTTCCGTTTCCGCTAGCCTCGCTTTCTTTCCTAAATTTTCTTGGGTTTTCGGAGCCACAGACAATTTGATTAATTCTAATCTCATGTCGTTTAGCTCTCCCTGCATTGATCTGTAAAAGTTACGATGAGTTTCCTTAAGGATATCTATCATATCTCTCAAGACCTTTTCGTCGTATCCCCTGTCTTCTTGCTTAGCTTTATCAGCAAGTGATTGTAAATGGGGAAGAGATACTTCTCCAGTTTGCGAGATTGCTACTGCCTCGGGTGGTCGTACAAGCGTTGATCCTTTCGGTCCTCCCATAAATCCCAAAGGCCCCACTCCCGCGCTTCCCCCAAGGGGCTGCTGTAATGTTCCCCGACGTCTTGTTGATACTGCGCCCGTATGATATCCCGGGTAACCGGGTCTGGAATAATCTATGCGCATGTTTTCCGGCAACGCTTTCGCGCCGGGGATGAATTGGCGCTGATTCGGATCGTTTGGAAATGATGTAGCCGTTGATATCCTTCCATCCGTAGTTGTTCCCAGCATGGTAGCTCCGCCTCTTGCCATTGCTTTTTTCCACCTAAGGTTTAGCTCTGCATCTTTTATTTTGGCTAGTTCGGTGTCGTTTTCTAATCCAGAAAATTCTGCTCTATTAAACTCCCCTTGTTTTTCTTTTATCTGTTTATCTATTCTATCTAAATCAAATATCCTTAGCTCACGTAGGGCTCCAACCATATCTATTTCGGGTTTACCTTGAGTCTTCTTTATAAGCTTCATCATCCGCTGTCTCTCTTTAATTAATTCGGTCTCGGCTGCATTAAGTTTCTTAAGTTTTCTTATGGCGGCCAGTTGCCCTTGGAATGAGTGGTTCAGCTTTAATGCCCTATCTTCTTCAAACTTTATCCTGCTGTTAATTTCATACTTAAGATCGTCTCTTCGCTTACGGTGATTCTCGAGGATTTTCTTGTCATCTGCGGTGGCATTGATCATGCCGCCTTTCGAGTTTATTTCCTTCTCTTTTTCAAGTGCCTCCTCCGCGGCAACTTGGTATGCCTGTATTTGATTTGTTAAAGTATATTCTTTGTCTCCTTTACCTTTCACTTTGTATTTTTCATCTAAAAACTTTTGGCGTTCCATCAGAGCTTTTACTCTAGTTTCGTGACCGAGGCGCATTTCCATTGTGGGTTTCTTGCCCTCGTACAGGTAATTGCCCTGCATTCCAAGCGCGTGATATTTGAGTGCGGCCGTATCCTTAGCCTTCTGATCTGGATCATCAATATTTATTCCGTGTAGAGCCGGAACGCCTTTCGATTTTTTCTTGGTGCCCTGTATCGCCAAGACTGTTTCGTAAGAAGCAGCCAGATCATGACCGATTTGCCTTTCAATGAGACCGTGAGTCTGGGCCTTAAGTTTTCCACGTGTACTGAAGGGGAGCCCGCTCGACCCACCACTGACTTCATCCCGCTCTGCACTTGGTCCACCCTGTATATAATGCGGAATCCCAGCTCCTCGATAACTATGTTCTTGAGTTAGAAGGCTTGGAAATAGTCCCCCGAGGTTTTTCTCGCCTAATAAATTTTTTAGAACATCATGGTCACTCATTTTGGGGATCAAGCCTCCCTGCACCGCATCAGGAGTAATCTCCCATTGCTTTTTTAACGCGGCTTCTAATTTCTTATAGTCCTCTATCATTTCGGCATCATGATATTCTTTTAATATTCCGTGCTCCCTTTCCCATTTTATAGGGTCTTCTCGAAATGCTTTCAATTTCTCTTGAAGTTTCGCTACTCTTTCGTTCCTTGTCGCTATTTCCCGGCGATCAACGTCAAGGCTATAACCCGTAAATCCTCCTCCCGCCGCACCGCCTTCGGAATCGCGTGATTGATATCCTCTCCAGTTTTGTGCAGTTGAGGCTGGTGAAGCACCTTCTCGAAAGACTTCCTTATGAACTAGTGCTGCAGAATACGCTTTTTGCTTGATGGCATTATAATTAGTTTGTTGTTGAAGATCCCCGAAGCTAGGCCTCTGACGAATAGCTAAACCGGGTATGAGTGCTTCCGGATCTCGGGGATGCCCCGGTTTAACTTCCACGCCTCCCGACGTATTCTTCAGAACTGAAAGGCTAACCATGGGGCGATTAAGCTTATGTTGGGCGCGCGCGTACTTTATTGCGGCCTCTGCTGCTTTATTTTGTTTATCCTCTCCTTGATCAGCATAAAGTTCTCTAGCCTTTGCTGCATAAGCCTGCAGTATCTTCCAGCCATGATCTTGAGCTCCCTCCGGGAATTTGCCCGGAAACATCGGTGCTCCAGTACTGCCTACGCCCGATGACCCAACAACCGGGGCCGCCGGCCTTGGGGTGATGGCGCGTGGCGCCGGAGTGACTGGTGCCGGAGCGACTGGAACAATTGGTGGTGTACCAGCGCCAGCCACATCCTGAAACTTCGGGGTTGTCGCTGAACGTAAAGGGAATTGATTATAACCAAGGCGTGTACCCGTGGGACCTCCACCTCGTAAACGGCCCTCGGTATCCAGCCGCTTTTGGCGATGCCTTTCGAGGCGGTCTTTATGGCCGCGGGTTTTCGGGGTCGGATCGCCATCGATTACAAATTGGGTCTCTTGATCCTCAATTGCTCGTTGAACTTGGGTCAGGTCTTTATCTATTTTTGGCAGGTACCTCGGTATTACAGCTGGACTTCCATACAGCCCCCCTCTTAGTAAGGAGGCCACTTCCCTGTCTTCGGTGGCATCGGGCCGATTGCTGGTCTTCTTAGGAAAGAGTCTATCAAAATCTTTCTCTATCTTTTCTAATTCTTTTAAAATAGGTTCATCAAGAGTTTTCCTTAGTTTTCTTGAGTTTTCGTTTGCTTCGTTAGCTTTATTAATTAAATCCTGCAACTTTGGCTTCAGTAATTTTAGCTCTTCCGTTTGAATCGTGATTTCGCTTTTTAGATTTTCCTGTTCTACCAAAAGCCTCCACATGGTAGTTTCCTCTGTGGTCCCTCCTCTTTGTTTACCGATTAATTCTGGATGAGTCTTTAGCATGCTTTGTATTTGTAAGTCTACTCCCGCCAACTGCTTAGTTTTACCTAGGATGTCCGCCTCAAGCCTAGACTGATCCGCTACTTTTCCTGCGGCTCCCAACATGCCCCCTTGAGCAATTAAATCTTTCATGTCCGGGTCTAAGGATTCCATATCCTGAGTAGTAAGTACTTTGGCCCACATCCTATAAATGCCAACAAACCCCAGTAGATCCCACCAAGGACTCAAATCTCCTACAACGTCGCCGGCCAGATTCGCCATCGCCTTTTTCATTTTCGCCGCTTCGCCATGTTTTCCCTGCGCTACTAGTTCCTTATGGAAACTATCGAGCGTGTCGGCATCTATACCCTTGAAGAGATCATGAGCGAGATTCTCCTTTTTGTCCTGTAGGGACTGTTTTGTAGTCTCGTATTCAAGCCTTTTATCTTCAAACTGTAGTTCCTCCGGAGTCATCATTGTAGCCTGTCGCCTTCCTTCGGTCCTTAATTTGTCCGCTTCTCTTAAATCTTCTATTGATGCAGATATACCCAAACCGCGATGCATCATTTTTTCTAGACTCCGAAGGTTTTCATTTAGACTTTTAAAGCCCTCGTTATTAACGTCAGTAATCCTTCCGGCAAGACTCTGCCCGGTCATACCTACAGCTTCTAGAGCAGCCTTATGAGCCTCAAAGTTTGTCTGCTTCATTTGGACCCATTGACTACTATAAAGTTCTTGTAGAATAGATGTATTTATTCTAATTTGCTCTATATCCTTCGGCATATTTTGTAGCTTTAGCTGGGCTGCTACCTGATTAACCGCTGCGTCCAAGGACTGCTTTTTGGCCTCTTCCATTTGAGTGTCGATTGCCGAAACTATTTCCTTCGCTCGGTCACTGCCTTCTTGAGGTAATGACTGCATATCAGAAGGCCTTACTCCCCAACCTGACCATAACGCAGCGCTTTTGTTTCTCTCACCAATTTCAGTTAGCCTGCGATTTAATGAAGATTGCAAAGAGCTTACTGCGCTAGCAACCATGGGTCCATACGTATCTAGCGACTTGCTTATGTTTATTCCAAAGTCGTTTACCAATTCGCTTAGTATATTTAAGTTTTGTCTTCCTATTTCTAATCCTGCGTCCGGCCCTAACTCCCCAGCAAATCTTTTTTCTGTACCTTTTCGAGTTTCCCAAATCCTGTCCTTAGACATGAAACCAGCAACTCCGCCGCCAAATTTTAGTGACTCTTGAATTCTTATTAATTTTTCTTGATTTTCCGCTTGTAATTCTAATAACGCGGTTTGCATGTTCCTTTGATTCTGTGCTTCGGCGTATGCAGCCGTTGCTTGAGTTTTAATAAGCTTTAGCTCATTAATTACCATATCTATTTCTTGCGTGGTCCTGCCTGCAACCCTTAAGTCTTTCGCGACTCTATTAATTTGACTGGTATCTAATATCTTACCCGGATTTGCAGCCATGTCAGACAAATGGCTAGCTATAATAGCGGAATATTTTATTTGAGTTTGTTCGGCTATTTTAACTTTTCTTCGCTCCACCGCTCCCAGAGCTTTGCCTTCTCTAGCAGCCTTTAATTGAGTGTCAGTAATTAGCTTAGAAGCGGCTCGCATTTCTTTTTGAAATACCGAAAGGGCAGCATTTTGAGATTTGTCTCCAGCAGCCCTTACAGCCCTCATTTGCTTGTCTATAATCTTAGCTAGCCCAAGGGTCATTTTGGCTGAGCCTCCGGACATACTATCCTGATCTCGCTTGAACATGAATGGCTTAAATAACTGCTGGTCAGATTGAATGATCATTTTCGCCATCTCTCGCTGGGTATCATCTTGTTCGTACTTTATCTTATTCCTAGACTTAACCCGTTCTGCCATGTTGTCTGTGAGAGACTTTAAGTTCCTGTGAAAATTTTCTAACTGCTTCCCTAAGGCCTGCATGTTTTTAAAGAAAGTATCCGAAGCTAGTTTATTAGCCTTAATAATAGCCGCTAACTTTTTCGCTTCCTGTGCGGCGTTCATTTCTTCTGTCGCACGTTGCCGAATTGCGTTGACCAGCGCGGTATTTGCAGTAACATCGTCCTTCAGCCCTTGCTCTATAACCCGTATTAGCATGGGGTCTATGCCAGCACGACGGAAATTACCGAGCGTTTTTTGGTTATTCTGCGCCTTAATTCCATGAGGATAAGTCCATTGACCTTTCCACGCCCTTCCTTTAGCCGGGTCCTTAAACATATCCGGGTCACGCCTTTTTGCTGCGGCAATAGTAGCGGCAACAACAGCATTTACATTTTTCTTAGCTGTTACCGACTCGATCATATTGGCGGCCGGAGCATTGAACATGTTATCACCGACTGCCCCCGTGAGCCAATTCATAAAGGTATCGGAGTCTTCGTATTGTTTTTGGAGGTTGGCTGCGGTATCAAGCTCTTTGGATGTCGCTTGAAGCGTTTTATTTATCTCGTCAAAAGTTCTCTGTAGTGCGTCCCCTCCTTGCGTAGCGGCAGTAACGATCTTGTTTCTAAATTCTGCCGGAATCTCCGCGAGCGCATCTATTGTCGCATCTTCTCGAGCCTTCAGCTGATCAACCTTTATGTCTGGATCAACAATAGCCTTTGCATACGCCTCGTGAGCCTTAATGTATTCTTGTACACTGTTGCCGAATTTAGTTAGCTTTTCTTTTCCTTCTTCAGCCTCTTTATTAAACTCTGCCAGCTCGCTTCTCCATCCTTTAAATACATCAAATGTACCAGTTACAACTCCAGCGATTGCGCCAGCAGCCATTAAATATGGATTCCCTGTAGAAGCACCCATCGCGGCAAATCCTAATCCCTTTTCTACCCCTGCTGCAGTAGACTCTTGCATCCCCATTCCACGAGCTAGACCGCCTACCATCGGCAGACCCATCATTACTCCCATGGACATACCTTGAGCTCGACCAGCCAACATCGAACCTTTACCTACTTTGTCGACTCCCTTTGTCCCTTGCCCGACTAATTGATTGGAGCTCATAGCGGCTCTGTTATGGGCGTTAGCTTCTGCGGCCAAACTTTGTTGAAGCTTGTTGCGCTCCGCGTTATTTTCTGTTATTTCTCTTATTGCCTGTCTTGATTTTGCGCGCTTTTTTCTACTAATAGCTAACTAG